TTACATCTTGAACATCCAGAAGATATGATACTAGAGGGTAATGTAAAAGTATTTGATGCACTATATGAGACAGCACACTTATCACTCAAGATGGATGGTGCGCCAGCAGTTGTATTTGGGACTCATCCTGAGAATGGTAAGTTTTTTGTAGGAACTAAGAGTGTATTTAATAAGAAGAAAGATATGATTTGTTATACTATTGAAGATGTATTCAAGAAGTATGATAGAAAAACTCATTACAGTTTAATGAGAGTATTAATTAAATGTATTCTATATCTACCTAAGATAGATGGAATTATACAGGCAGATTTTATTGGTATGGGTGGTAGTAATATCTACAGACCTAATACTTTAGAGTATCACTTTCCAGAGATAGTTAAGGAGAAGATTATATTAGCACCCCATACAAAATATACTACTAACTCAACATTATTAGAGTGTGTTGCTAAACCTTTAGTCACTCATCTTACAGATAATGAGAATGTTAAGTGGATTCAACCAACTGTAGATAGAGTATTTGAAGCATTAGAACCACCAAAGGTAGATACTGATAAGGTTACTTTCCTAACTGCAAAGGAAGCAAAGATAGCAAAGACAGCAATTAATCAACTTATTAAAGATGATGTAGAGTTATCTGACTATAATCTATTTGAGATACTTGGTTGTAATCATCTTGTAAATCTATATCAGTTAATACTAGAGATTAAACAAGATTTGATGGATAGTTTTATTGTGTATGGTTCACCAAAATGTTATGTTGATGGTATAGAAATCAAGGGAGAAGGATTTGTTATGACTACAAAGTATGGTATAATTAAATTAGTTGATAGAAAAGAATTTGCTTATGCTAATTTCAATAATGGTAGATTCAGAAAAAGTTAGTTACCTCTAAATTGCATAACAAGTAAGAATTATTAAATATGAATCAAGTCACATTAAGACCACATCAGACCAAGACAGTTAAAGCAATGTTATATCACAAGAAAGGTCAGGTCATAGTGCCTACTGGTGGTGGTAAAACTATGTGTATGATTAGTGATGCTATCAATGAATTTACTAGGACAAACATTTCTCAGACTATTGTAGTTGTTGCACCTAGAATATTATTAGCACAACAGTTATGTGAGGAGTTTCTTGAGCAGATCAAAAATGTTGATGTACTTCATGTTCACTCAGGAGAGACACATCATACTAGCACTACAAAATCAGAAGAGATAAAAACATTTTGCATTTATCCTTTACATTTACATACAATAATATTCACTACATATCATTCATTACATAAGATACAAGAAAGTTTAGATATTGATGTTGATACAATATACTTTGATGAAGCACACAATAGTACAGCAAAAAACTTTTTTCCATCTGTTGAGCATTATTCAGCAGAAGCAAAAAGGTGTTATTTCTTTACTGCTACACCTAAACATTCACTCACTATTAATAAAGTAGGAATGAATGATACTTATGTTTATGGTAAAGTTATTGTAAATATTCCAGCACCTAAGTTAGTCAAAGAGGGTTATATATTACCACCTAAAATGTTAGTTAAGACTATCAATGTAGCAGAGGAAGATGTTAATGAGTGTCAACATATCATGGATACTATTGATGAGATTAGTGTCAAGAAAGTATTAATTTGTGCAAGGTCAACCAAGCAAATAATTAAACTAATTGACCAGACAAACTTCACTCAGGAACTAGCATCTAGAGACTATTCTTGTATGTACATTACAGCAAAAACTGGTGCATATATTGATGGCAATAAAGTCAATAGAGATACATTCTTTGATACTCTCAATACATGGGGAAAAGATGCAACTAAAAGATTTGTAGTATTACATCATAGTATTCTATCTGAAGGTATCAATGTCAATGGATTAGAGGCAGTTCTATTTCTTAGAAGTATGGACTACATAGGTATAAGTCAAACTATTGGTCGTGTGATACGTCTAGGAGGCGCCACAAAGACGTTTGGTTTAGTTTGCATACCTGTCTATAGCAAAGTTGGAATTAGCACTGCTCGCAAAGTTGAAGCAGTTGTTGATACTGTATTCAACAAAGGCGAACCAGCAATCTCAATCGTAAACAATTAATTAAATGAATTTATTAGTTGCTGGTCGAGTCGCTGGTTCTTGCTTGATTATTGTTGCATATTTTGTTATACTACATATATCAACACTCTATGGTGCAATTATTCACGTTATTGCTGATGTTATTTGTATGCCCTTTTATATCAAACATAAACAATTTGATGTTGTAATTATGTTATGTTTTCTAGCGACAATAGCAATTAGTAAAATTACTATCTTACTACAATGAAAGACCAAGCCTCAGTTGGGGAAGAAACACCAGCTATCAAATATGATAGAGCATTATCTCTATTCACAGAGTCAGTATTAAAACCAGACCACGATTTGCGTGGTTGCGCTCATAATCAAGGTTGTTATGAACAACTCATGGAATTTAGACAACACGTTTTAGATTATCTTAAAACATTAAAAGAAGTTACACATCACACAAATGCTGATGAGAGTGACGAGATAGAAACTGAGAAATTAATTGAAACTAAAAAAGTTTATACTGAGAAGGAATATTGGGAAGGCAAAGTACCAGAGTCATCATTTGAAGGTTACTTGCAAATGTATGGTTATGAGTACACACCTATGCCAGAAAAGAAAGTGTCACAAAGGGCTCGCCATTCTGACTTAGATGCTCTATAATAAGAATGGGAAACAAAACTGCCACCCTCGACAGAGAACACTTGCTAGTGCCACCCTCGACAGAGAACAGTTTTTGTTTCTCGCACCCTATTATACATAATCATGGACAAAGACAAAGAAGAGTGCATTACTCAAGTTGAAAACTATTATTGTCAAAGATTAACTGAATTAGTAGATTTAAAAATGTTTGATGAAGCACACTCTATCTTTGAGGAATTTTCACTTGGCGATGATGAATCATATCAATGGTTCTTTATTAAAATCTTAGAAGATACAACAAACGAATGAAAACTGCATTGATTACTGGTGGTGCTGGATTTATAGCACATCATTTGATTGCCCGTATTCTAACTCAAACAGATTGGAATATAGTCACACTTGATAGACTTGATTATAGTGGCAATCTCAATCGTCTCAATGATATACTACAATATGAATGTACACCTAACGAGAGAAAAAGAGTTAAGGTAGTTTGGCATGATCTTAAGGCAGAATTAAATCCACTCGTAAGACGTGAGATTGGTAAGGTAGATTATATTCTACATCTTGCAGCTGGCTCTCATGTTGATAGAAGCATCGATTATCCAATGGAATTTGTGATGGATAATGTAGTGGGAACTTGTAATATATTAGAGTTTGCTAAGTCACTTGATAACTTAGAGAGATTCCTATATTTTAGTACTGATGAGGTATTTGGGCCAGCTCCTGACGGCATCAAGTATCAAGAGAATGATAGATACAATTCAACAAATCCATATAGTGCAACTAAGGCAGGCGGAGAAGAGTTAGCAGTTGCCTACGAGAATACATATCAACTACCAGTTTATATAACTCACACTATGAATGTATTTGGCGAGAGACAACACCCAGAAAAGTATATTCCAATGTGTATTCGTAGAATACGAGACGGCGAGAAAGTCACTATCCATAGTGATAGCACGAGAACTGTGCCTGGCTCAAGACACTATATACACGCTGATGATGTTGCAAGTGCTGTATTGTTTCTACTTAATTATAAAGGTACATTTGATAAGACATGGGGCAATGCTAAATGCCCTAAGTTTAATGTTGTAGGTGCTGAAGAGTTAGATAATCTAAAACTTGCCCAGATAATTGCTCAAGCACAAGATAAGAAATTAAAATATGAAATGGTTGACTTTCACTCATCAAGGCCAGGCCATGACTTACGTTATGCACTAGACGGCAGTAAGATGCGAGATTTAGGGTGGACACCTGATGCTACTGTAGTTGAGAGACTACGAGACGTTACAAAGTGGACACTACAAAATGAGCGTTGGTTATAATCCACAAGTCAACGATTATGTCGTATGGACTACACCACTCGGGCAAGTCCATAAAGGTTGGGTATATTTTGTTGCCAGTGAAGCAGAGCATAAAAAAGGTTGGCGAGCACCTACGAGATATATCTCTATCGAGATTGCTACCAAACCTAGAAAGCAATGTGACTTGACTACATTTCTACATAAGCGTATTCATGTATGTCTATGTTGTTTCGAGCAAAATTGGAATGAATTAGAATTAATCAAAAAAAGAAAAAGTAAATATGATGACACTATAATATGGGAATCGGTGAAATCAAGGTGATAATGTGCCAGTTATATTAGTGTCTATTGGGTGGATGCCAATCATAACGTGTGCATTATAATAAGGACATACAAATGAATTTTTTTTATTATGTCACTGCCACTCTACACTTCTTATTCTGAAGAGACACAAACTTTAATCGAAGAGTTCCTAGAGAATACATTCGGTTGGGACGAAGATGAACTTGTTGGATTCATTGAAATATTTGGCGAAGAGAAATTCAAATTATATTTTGAAGAGTATGCTGATATGGTAGATGACATTGGTAATGATGTTGTTTCAGCATTCTTAAATGTTTTTGATATTGAAAACGTATCAAGTTGCCGTGACGCCTATATGGGTTGTTATGAGAGTGGCGCTGAGTTCGCTCAATCAATAGCAGAGGATTGCGGCGAAGTTGGTAGTAATTCAAGTTGGATAGAGATAGATTGGAAAGCAAGTTGGGATAATCTAAGTTATGATTATGTAGAGTCTAACAATGGACATATCTTTAGTCAAAACTTTTAAGGGGCGGATTAATGACACAAATTGAACAACTCGAAAATGCTCTTGAACAATTAAAAAGATATGGTCAAGAGCAACTTACGTTAGAA